CGAGATTTCGGGAATAGATCGGGTAGCCTTTGTGAATGCCGATGCTACTGAAACCGCTGTCTTCGCCGCTTGTAGTACGTTTTAAGAGAAATTTATGGGCTATAGAAAAGATAACCAGCACCGCAGCTATAATAATAAAAACAAAAAATATGATCATCGGTCGAAAAAGCTAAATACAAAAGGAAAACGCCCTAGCCATGTCGTTGTTGAACCAAGACATAATGAGCATATAGAGAGGGCTATCAAACGATTTATCAAGAAATGCAAGAAGAGCGGCATTGCAGATGAGTTCAGGAAACATCAATACTACGAAAAGCCCTCCGTTAGGAGGAGAAAAGAGAAATTGCGTAGAAAAGCGGTGCTAAAAAAGCTTCGTGAAAAGCAAGATAAACAAAACACATAAAGCAAAAGTGGAATTTACACTTTTGTTATACTATTTATTCATGTAATTAATAAGAGGATCTATTCATATGTCATCTTTACTTGACGAGGCAATTGTGGACGCCAAAGCGCTAAGAGAAGCAGTCCTAAAGAACGCGGAGGCTTCTTTGTTGGAGGCGTATGCCCCAAAAATTGAGGAAGCGGTTGTAAAAATACTAGAGCAGGACGTCGGCGCGGGCCCCGAGCTACCACTCGATATGCCCCCAATGCCCGGCGGAGATATAGGTGGTCTTGGGACTGTGGATACCGAGCAACCAGAAACTGGGGACATGTTTCCCGAGGATGCGGACGAGCCTGACTTGGAGGGCATTCCTGCTGCGGCGCTCACAGAGTTGGACGATGATTCTTCTATAGAAGATTTAGAGGAAATTGATATTACTCGTGGTGAACTGAAGGCTATGCTTGAGGAGATAACCCGCGATATGGACTCTCTTGAGGAAACTTTTGCAAATGACCCCAAATTGGACAAAGATGGTGACAATGTTCCAAAGTGGGCGGACAAAGATGATAACGATGAAAATGTTGGCTCTGAGGGCTCTAAGAACGAGAGCCTTGAGATCACAGAAGAAAACATTGACGAGATCGTTGAAAGCTTGGTTGTCGATATATCGCCGCAGAAGAGCGGCTGGGCGCATACGCCCGAGTCGGTTATGCAGTACAACGACGAGTTGGCTGTTGTACAAGCGCAGTCAGATGAACAAAAAGAAAGAACTAATGAATTATTGAAAGTTGGTAGGCAACTAGCCGAGTCCAATAAGAAGTATAAGACTGTTAATGATAAATTAACGGATGTCGTCAATACTCTTAAAGAGAAGCTCGAAGAAGTTAACCTTACTAACGCAAAACTACTTTATACGAACCGGGTGTTGAGAAGCACCTCCCTGAATGAGCGGCAAAAGACAAAGATTGTCGAAGCTCTCTCTAATGCCGGTTCGGTAAATGAGGCGAAGGTTTTATATGAAACTCTTCAAAACGCAGTGGGATCCTCCCGTAAGGAAGGACCAAAATCGCTGAGTGAGGCAGTATCTAGACCTTCAGCTATGTTACCGAGAAGAAAAGTCCAAAGAGATGATTCTAATTCGTTTACGGAGAGGATGAAGACTTTGGCAGGCATTAAAAATTAATAGGAGGATCTTAATATGTCTATTTTAGAAAAATTAACAGAAGGCATTGTTGATAGAGATCTCGCTAAGGAGGGAGCAGCCCTTCAGGCTAAGTGGGAAAAGACCGGACTTCTTGAGGGCATCACTGATGACCGCGATAAGGCTGGAATGTCCCGCTTGCTTGAAAACCAGGCTAAAGAACTTCTTAGAGAGGCTTCATCGATGGCAGCCGGCGATGTCCAGGGCTTCGCTGCTGTAGCTTTCCCAATTGTACGTAGAGTTTTTGGCGGTCTACTCGCCAACGACATTGTTTCGGTTCAGCCCATGAGTCTACCCTCAGGTCTGATCTTTTTCCTGGATTTCACTTATACGGATGGTCGCGCTGGTCTTGGGGCCGGTGAGTCTCTGTACGGTGGTGGCGTTGTCGGCGCTCAGCTTACCGGTGGTGTGTCGGATGTGACTGAAGAGGGTGGTGGTTTCTATAACTATGCTAACGCTTATTCATCCCCGACTGGGTCTATCACGCTTACTACCGACATTGCGACGACGGCGATTGGCGACATGGCTGCGACTGAGATTAACGACGATGTGACGGGAATCGCTATCGCTGGCCAGGCTGGTACTGCGATTGCTGACCTCACCGACGCCGGCAAGAAGGCTCTTCGCCATGATGTCGACGTTCTGGCAAGAGCGGACACGACGGACGAAGTCTTCTGTGCGGTCATTAAGCTGACCGTGGCTCAGATGGCTACCATCAACACTGAGATGATGGGAGCAATCAGAGTTACTACAGATGTCACTGGTGACACTGGTGAGGACTTTGGCCTGAGTGACGGAGCGACTGCTCACTTGCGTCGTTTGACCCATCGTGGTTACTACGATACTAACGGCACTCTTGCGGGCAAGGCTGATCACTTAAGTCTGTACTTTGTGAATAGTGCTGCTGATTCCCTTGAGCTTAACGGGGGTGGTGGTGCCACTCTGTATTTGCAGATTCCGCTGGTTGATAACTTTGACGCTGCTGACACGCTTGGTGCCGTTCAGGGTGCTGATCCGTGGGGCCTTGAAGGCGCTAACAACACTGCCGCCGGTGTCTTTGACGGTATTGCGCGTGATAAGATCCCCGAGATTGACATCAAGGTGGACAGCGTGGCTGTCACTGCTGTTACCAAGAAGCTCAAGGCTAAGTGGACTCCGGAGTTAGGGCAGGACCTTAACGCCTACCACAACCTTGATGCTGAGGTTGAGCTTACCTCGATTCTCTCCGAGCAGATTGCTCTTGAGATCGATCGTGAGATTATCAATGACCTCATCAAGGGCGCTACCGCCGGTACATACTACTGGTCGCGTGCTCCTGGCCTCTTCGTGAACCGCACTACGGGTGAGGAGCTTGGCGCTTCGGCGGCTGCTCCGGACTTCACCGGTACGGTTTCCGAGTGGTATGAGACTCTCATTGAGACGCTCAACGATCTGTCCGCTACGATTCATCGTAAGACGCTTCGTGGTGGAGCCAACTTTTTGGTGACTTCGCCTGAGGTTGCTTCTATCCTTGAGTTCACGGCTGGCTTCCGGGCCTCTGTGACTGTGGATGACGATCGTGGTACTGTCGGCGCTGTGAAGACCGGTGCTCTTTCCAAGAAGTGGGATGTCTACGTGGATCCCTACTTCCCTCGTAACGTGATCCTTATTGGCCGTCGCGGTGGAAGCTTCCTGGAGTCGGGTTACGTGTACGCACCTTACGTGCCGTTACAGGTCACGCCCACTATCTTCGGTACTGAAGACTTCGTGCCCCGTAAGGGTGTCATGACTCGGTACGCCAAGAAGATGGTGCGTCCTGATATGTACGGTCTAGTTGTTGTGCGCGGTCTCCTGGGTGAGGAAGGCAGCTAATCACTGATTAGTTAACAACTATGAGCAAGCCCCGGTTGGTTTTTCCAACCGGGGCTTTTTTATTATGGTTATAATTACAATTCTTTAGTTTTTAAAGTTTTACTAAACTATTTACAAGTGACTTGAGATTATTCTCCTGGGGCGAGGCCACTGCCCTTGTAAGAACCCGCTCCGAAGTGGCTGGAACGGAATTCGAAGATAAAATCAGGTTATCGATAACCATAAAGGAGAAAATAAATTATGGGAAATAGAAGATTAGGAATTAAGAGGTTCGCGAGAGTTAAAGAAGCTCAACTAGCAAAATCTGCGGGTATTGTTAGTGGTAGTGCATTTACCTCGCACGACCCAGATAGAGCGTACTACGAAGAGTACTGGCTTCAGAAGCCGGGGCTCAATGCTTTGCTTTCGTCATCTGCTGGGAACTTCCCGCAGAGCGCAAATAAGAACTGGGAAGTTCTTGGAACCAATATGACAACTGCGTTGTGTACTTTCTCAACCAGTTCTGCCGGAATTACCGTCCAGACTGCTGGCGCGGACAATGATCAGTGTATCATTTTCCCCCATGCAGATGCTAACCAGTCGATTTTGTCTGGATCTGCGACGGATCTTAGAAGCTGCTGGGGTTCGCAGAACCTGCCGCAATTTGAGACGGTCATTAAGACTGATGCTGCGACTGTTGACGCCACGGCTATACGTGCTGGGTTTAGCCTTACCGCTACCGCCGGTGCAGCTACGTTGACCCTTGACGCAGACGAAGACTCGGCATTCTTTATTTATGCTGATAACGACGACTTGGGGACCATTACCAACAATGGTAATTGGAACTTTGTCTACGCTGTGGACAATGTCACTTATGTTAGTGACCTCGCTGTTCCGGTGGAAACTTCGAAGCTCTATAGACTTGGCATTACGGTTGACCGTAGTCGTAGAGTTAGTGCGTTCATCAACGGTAAGCAGTATAGCCTGACTCACACTTCTGCGTCTGGTGGTACTACAACCGGTAGGGGCACCCAGAAGTCTTTAGCATTGCGGGATGACGCATTCTTTTACCCGCATGTGGCACTCCAGGCCCACGAAGCAACCAAGAAGGTGCTTAGCTGCTGCTATATTAAGCTCAGCAGACACTGTTTCGAGGGCTGATAAGCTCAAGGCTTTGTTAATTGCTCGCCCCCCCTTCCAATCTGGTCGGGGGGGCTTTTTGCTTTCGGGGAAACTACTTACTACAGGTTATCCACCGGAGGGACATTGGGTAAACTTAATAAACGCTTAACAATGCCTAAGTATGCTAATAAATATCATCGCATACGAACGAGCATTTTAAGAAACAAGAAAAATAATAATATTGATTTGATCCCTAATTTTAAAAAAAAACAAATCGATATGACGCTTTATTCGATACAGGAGATGACATGAGCGATTTTGATTTTATTGATCATTATGGAGATGAAGAAGAGGTCAAGCACGAGAAACAGCTTACAGAAAATGAAGTAGGCTCGTCTCTAAACTGTGCTGTTATAGGCATAGGGGGAGGCGGCGGTAAGATGGCCAAGGCCTTCCTGGATATTGGCTACAACAAGACTCTCCTAATCAACACCACGGCCAAAGACATACCCCAGGGGGTTGACGAGCAGCATGTTGTTTTAATCCCAGAGGCAGATGGCATCGGGAAAGATGTAAATCTTGGAAAGTCAGTCTTTGAAACTAATAGCGCAGTGGTCGAGGATGCTCTAAGAACAAAGCTTGGAAAAGTTGATTGGCTATTTGTTATGGCTGGCGGTGGTGGTGGTACTGGCAGTGCCGCAGCAGCTTTGCATTCTGTCTTCGAGAGATACTTAAAGTCTGTTCAGGCTGGTGGGTCTATCGTATATGTGGCATCTTGGCCCACAGCGCAGGAATGCTTAAACCCAACAATCAGTAAGAATGCTTTATCCCTTATAAACGATATCTCGGAGCATTCTCACGTTATTCTCGATAATGAGAGGCAGGTCAAGCTTCTTCGGGGCAAGGTTGGCATGCTTGGCATGTACCCGTTTGCCAACACTTCTTTCGCGAAGCTATTCACGCAGGTCCTCAAGTTATCGGGGGAGCAGTCTCCCATACAATCTTACGATTCCAAGGACCTAGAGAGGTGCCTGAGAACGAATAAGAGAATGTTTATTGGCTCGACAATTGTGTCGGATCCCAAGGACCCAAATCTCGGGTCTACCATATTCCAGAATTGTCTCAAGAGATCTCCGTGTCCGCTGCCAAAGGGCAAGCCTAGCACTGGGTCAATGATTCTGGTGGTTACTCCGGAGATGGCGAACGATCCAGAGATTAGCAAGCATTTGGATGCTGCGATTTCTTATGTCGGCGGGAGAGCAGATACTTTATTTGCTGGAGTCTACGTTAAGGAGAACTTGCCTGGGCTTGTTGCTATATTGACAATGAATGGCTTAGATTAGTACCTTTTATCGCATCTTCAACTAATTACTATGTCGATAGTAGGAGTCTATATGTATGGCCCATCCCAACCTAACACCAGCGAGTAAAACAAGTAAATCAATATTGCCACCCACTGGTAGCGTAATCGATTTTAGTGATGGTTCTAACAATTCAACGAATTATCCTATCGGCATCTACGCTAAAAGTGGGGATCTCTTTGATTCAAACTTTGTTTCAGGCGCGGCAGAACAAGTCGCGTATGTCTATAAAAAGCTTGGTGGGGATGTTCTGGACATAGAACTGACCACAGCAAACGTGTACTCCTCATATGAGGAAGCGGTTCTTGAATACTCCTACCAAATTAATCTACACCAGTCTAAAAATGTTCTTTCGGATGTTTTGGGGCAGACGACGGGAACATTTGATCATCACGGCCAAGTGGTTTCTGGGGATTCCGTTAGTGGCTCCAACGTTAACCTTAAATACCCTAGAGTAAGGTTTGATTATGCCAAGAGATTGGCTGACGGGACTGCTGAGTACGCTGGTGTTGGGGGGCATTTAACTGAGTATTCTGCTTCTTTTGCGATTACGGGAAGCCAACAGGAATATGACCTACAGACAATAATAAAGCAAAATTCGGATGCAGACCACGAGCCTGGTTCTGAAGAATCTGCTGCTTACGCTGGTCTTGTGACCAATGATAAGATAAGAATAACAAGAGTATATTACAAAACCCCACATGCGATGTGGAGATTTTTTGGTTATTACGGTGGCATAAATGTTATTGGGAATATGATGACTTATGGGCAGTTCACCGATGATTCCACGTTTGAAATTATTCCAGCGTGGCAGAACAAGCTACAAGCGATGGCTTACGAAGACCATATCTATACTCGAATATCGCACTATTCTTATGAGCTACATAACAATAAATTAAAACTCTTTCCTGCGCCCAACCCCGCAATAATAAAACATTTCATGGTTAGCTTCACTATAGAGAGGGATGCATGGAAGGAAGACCCGTCAAACAACAGAGATATCGGAACTAGGGGGATCAATAACATTAACAGTATCCCGTTCGATAATTTACCATACAAGAATATAAATGCGATAGGTAAGCACTGGATACGCAGGTACTCCCTCGCGCTGTGCAAAGAGACTCTTGGTCAAATTAGAGGTAAGTTTGGTGGCGCTATACCAATTCCCGGAGACACGGTTAATTTGAATTCTGCCGACCTCCTGTCGCAAGCTAAAGAAGAGAAGACAGCCTTAATTGAGGAGCTTAAGAAAATATTAGAAGATACGACCTACCTTCAGTTGATGAAAAACGACGCAGAAAAGATGGACGCGTCCGAAACCATCAATAAGAGGGTTCCTTTGCCAATTTTTGTGGGGTAATAAAGCATGGCTAACGAATGGAAACAACCTGACGCTCCTCCGCCTCCCCTCTTCGTAGGTAAGAAGGAAAGGGATCTTGTTAAGCAGGTAAACGACGAATTAATAGAAAGAGTAATAGGTCAAACCGTTCTTTACTATCCTATAGATCTTCAGAGGACCAACTTTCATGGTTTATATGGCGAAGCAGTCCAGAAAAACTTTCTCCCACCAGTTCGAGTTCAAGCCCTAGTGGAATACGGAGGACTAAAAACTAAATATAACAAAAATATAGGACTCGACAAAGACCAGAGTATAGTCATACACTTCCACAAGAAAAGACTCACAGAAGACCAAAACTTATTTGTTAGAGAGGGAGATTTTGTACTATATGGCGATAGTTACTATGAGATATTATCGCTGGAGGAGCCCAAATTAATATTTGGGCAGATCGATCACAAGATGGAAATTTCTGCTAAATGTATAAGAGCACGCGAGGGCCTATTCGATGCCTCGTAAGAAAAGTCGTAAGTATACGGAAATTGATAATGCCGACAAACTACTGAAGGAAGTCAGCATTATGCCTTCAACGGTGGAAACCGTTGACACGGCGTTATTTAACTACGTAAACGATACGTTAAATATATTTTCTGATACCAACAAGGGGTGGAAGAAGGTTCCTGTCTTGTGGGTGTCGGCAGAGCGAGCGTTTCAGATTAAAAGAGATAAGGGGCTTAGGGACTCGAAAGGAGTGCTAAAGCTTCCGATTATAACAGTTAATAGGACAAAAGTCGCGAAAGATCCCGAGATGAAAGGTGTGGCATGGGCACATATACCAGAGAGAAATGATGAAAAAGGCGGCGCTATTACAGTTGCCAGAACAATAAATCAAAGAAAAACAGCAAACTTTATTAATGCGGATTCTTATAGAAAGCAAGGTTCTATAAGTGCCGCGTCAGTAGGCACGGGACAGATAAACTTCCCATTTAAAAACCCAGGTAAAGTTGTTTACAACACAATTTCTATGCCCATGCCCACCTATATCGTCTCGGAGTATGATGTTGTTTTGAGGGCAGAGTACCAGCAGCAAGTAAATGATATGGTAACGCCGTTCATAACAAAGACCGGGCAGATTAACAATTTCTTCATTGAAAACGAGGGCCACCGCTTTGAAGGTTTTATACAGGGCGACTTTTCACAAAACAATAATATCGCAGAAATGGGGGACGAAGAGAGGATGTACGAGACCTCGGTTCAAATAAAAATATTAGGTTATTTACTTGGTGAGGGTTCGAACCGGGACCGCCCCAAACTAACGGTTAGGGAAAATGCTGTTGAGGTCAAAGTACCCAGGGAGCAGGTTATTCTGGGCGAAATACCATGGGATGATCCCTCCAAAACCATTAAGCCCTTTTATAAAGAGTAAATTAGGTCTTTGCGTATTTAAAATACTATTTATTACGTGAATAAACATATTTAGGAGATTGCACTCTATGTCTGAAAGAAAGTTTAGATTTGTATCGCCGGGAGTTTTTATCAACGAGATTGATAATTCGCAACTTCCCAATCAGCTACCGGATGTAGGGCCGGTTATTATAGGTCGGTCGGAAAGGGGCCCCGGTCTAGTCCCGAGAAGGATTGAGTCGCCTTCGGAATTTGTTGAGCTTTACGGAAATCCGATTCCTGGGCGTCGCGGCGGGGATGTTTGGAGAGACGGAAACTACGTTGGTCCCACCTACGGTGCTTATGCGGCGATGGGTTACCTTCGTGCTGGCGTTGGGCCCGTTACCTATGTGCGGCTGGTAGGCGAGCAGGCATCTGATGTAACCACTGGAGGCGAGGCAGGGTGGTCGACAATTGATTCTAGCCTAAGTATCGCGACAACCCCGAATGTTGCTATTTCCTCTAATGCTGGTGCATACGGGCTGTTCATTGCAAACTCTTCTTCTGCTACTAAGACTTATGTTGAGGGCGCGGCAGCAGGCGGCTCAAACTTTAGGGGTGATGGTGGAAACTTTTATCTAGCCGCTGTTTGGCACATGAACTCTGGGTGCTCCATCGCACTTTCCGGAGCGATAGCCACAGCTTCGTGTAATTTTTCGGCTGACACAGGCCATGCCCACACTGCTGCTGCGGGGCTTCCGATAGGAAACGTTGACGCAGGCCTCACATTTAAAGCCATTATCGATGATGGTTCGGAAACCTACTCAACAACATTTGATTTTGATAAAAATTCATCCAAGTACATAAGGAAAGTGTTCAACACCAACCCACAACTTGGCAACTCCAACCACACAGAAACCTCTGCGCTGAACAATATGGAAGACAAGTATTGGCTTGGGCAGACGTATGATAGATTCATTGCTGATAATATCACAAAATCTTCTGTGAATGACGTGATGGGCGCGATAGTATCCCTCCAACTGGGCGGATCTACAACAAGTTCGGATAATTTCTCATACATGAAAAAAGGATTTAGAGATCCCGAGACCGGGTGGGTCTTCTCGCAAGACACGACCACGGCCTACAGTGGGTTTGAGGCTTCTGTGAGAACACAAAAGTTATTTAAATTTATTGGACTTAACCACGGTCAGTGGGCCTCCAAGAACTTAAAGATATCCATCAAGGACATTAAGACTTCAACTAATGAGCTTGACCCTTACGGAACCTTTACTGTTCTCGTTAGGATGGCAAGCGATAGCGACAACGCCCCAGACATTGTGGAGCAGTTTACCAACTGCAACCTGAATCCTGCCTCTGAGAATTACGTTGCAAAGAAAATTGGTGATAGGTATTTTAGTTGGCTTGAAGGCGAAAAGAGGCTAAGACTTTACGGAGAATACGACAACCAATCAAATTACATTCGAGTCGAAATGAATGAGTCGGTAGCCGCAGGAGCGACAGATGCAACCCTGCTTCCGTTTGGTTTCTACGGACCGGTTAAGCCAAAAGATTACAGTATATTTCATGGGCTTGCTCGCCCCGGAGATGCCGTCGCCGCCGGCGAGATGGCCTTCAAGTCTGGCTCCACTACTGGGGCCTCCGCCGAGGCGTATTCCTCTTGGTTTGGCGTTGGAAGAACGGAAGGCACCGCAGGACTCACAATACCTAAGACACTGAGCACAGGTGATGATGAGTACGGCAGCGTAGCCCAGGTTACGGCCCGTGGTGGTGGTGATTATATTATAGCAATGAGTGGTGGTGTCGGGGTCGACGGATTCATGGGCTTTACTACCGCTTCCATCAAATATCCTTCGCTGCCGTTGAGGATTTCCGCCTCTGACGGCGGGTTAAGCAACATCAAAAATGCTTACTTTGGTATTGATACCGGGATTACGAGGGGCAGCACTAGGCACGACCCAGGCTATATAGAATATCTAAGACCAATGCCTGGGACAAGTCACATATTTACTCCCGGTACGGATTCCAGCGCGAACGTCGCAGGTGCTTTGGACTATTCCTTCATATTTACACTCGATGACGTGAGCGGCTCCACAGGAGTCTACGTTTCTGGCTCTAGGGCCGGTGGCTACTCGCTGTCCGCCAGGAAGAACTCCTTCACAGGCACGCTAGATGCTGGTTTCAATCGCTTTACCATGCCCTTGTTTGGCGGGCACGATGGTCTCGACATAACCGAGCAGGAGCCCTTTAGTAATAAGGCTATTTCGGGCACTGACGAGAGGGCTAATTATGAGCTTTACACTGTTAAAAGGGCCATAAACACGATCTCTGATCCGGAGTTTGTTGAGGCGAACATTCTTTCTGTTCCTGGCGTTAC